CACCAGGGCGGTCGATGGGGCATTGCCGGGGGAGCCGACAGAGTTACCGACCAGCTTGTATGCGTTGGCAACGTCAGCGTCCACGGTAGAGGCCAACTGGCTGATACGTGGCTTCAAGACACGCTCTGCGAAGTCGTCCATCTGCATGGTCAATTCAGCGGATGTGAAGTTGATGCCGATGTGCTTTTGGCTGGAGACAGTCAAAGTGGTGAACTGTTCGTTGTCGTCCTGAACTTGCAGGGCGGCACCGTCAGTGACCAAAGCGCGGTCGGGCAAACGGATACGCAGTGTAGAACCGATCTTGGCACCTGAGACAGCGAAGCTGTCGTCGTACTGACGGTTCACGTTGCGGGTGATCACGAGGTTGTTCTCGAGAATCTCCAAACTCTTGCGAGTTATCATGTCGATGGTCAGAATACTGTTTGACATTTCAATTTCCTTTAAATGATGATGAAATTAGCGGTTGCGGGTTGCCCGTGCTTTGTCGATTTGTCTTTGGCGCTCGGCAGCAATCCAGTCCGATACATTCAGTGTCTTGGTAGACCGAGGATCGGTGGTGTCAGTGACACCAGGATTGGTTGCTCGTGCGGTTACCGGACGAATCGGGTCTGGCGCAGACGAGGTTTTCTTTTGGAAAGGCTCGGCAGTTAATTTAGCTTCGACTTTTCCAATCTCACGCGCTTGCAACAGTGGCGACAAGCGAGAAATGCGTTCAGCTTCCTTGGGGTTGCTGCCCAGCCAGTAGGCCAGATCAGGTCCAAGGTCAGACGCTTTGATGGTTTCGGCCATCGCATCGGTGACTCGAAGATTCGGGTTATACGCAACTTGGTCAAAGTCATCGTATTTAGACCGGGCCTCCTCCTCACGCTCTGCGAAGGTTTCTTCAATCTCAGCGCGTTGTTTCTGGATTTCCCGATGTTGGACCAGCTTTTCAGCCTCGTCACGGATGAAATTACCGTAGGCTTGAGGGCTGTCAAATTGATCTGCTGTCGGAATATCCGTTGGCATTGCTGGCACGGGTGCCTGCTTTGCCTGCTGCTCACGTTCCCATTTGCGCTGTTCTCTTGCGAGGCGCTTGCCAATCATCGCGTCGATTTCAGCCTGGGAGTACTTCTTTTCTTCCTGGGCGCTACCGTCTTGATTCTCAGCTACTACCGGCGCATTTTGTGCATTGTCCGTGGTGGCCGTCACCTCGGGTGCTTGCGCGGAGTCAACTTCCGCTAAGGCTTGGACTTCATCAGTCATTTTTAACTCGTGTGAGTTCCCGGTGAACCTCACCGGTACGGTTGGGTTATCTTACAGCAGATTACTCTGGCTGTGCAACATTGGTTTGCAATGCTTTGTATGAAGCTACAACGTCAGCAGTGTGCAGGGCCGCGCAGACGCCTTGAACGCGGGTGTCCTCGCCGCTGTAGTCGTCACCGGGGGCAACAACGTGGCGGTGAAACTTGCTGCTGATTTCAACGCCATCTTCTTTAATGGCGGTTTTAGTGCGCACTTGAACGCAGCCGTTTTCGACCACTTCAATGCGGTCAACGATGATTACTTTTTCAAGAGACATTTTGATTTCCTTTCAGTTTTTCCAATCAGATTATCCAACCTGATTTGCCCTTGGGTCGTCTGCCAAATACAAACCACCATCCCATCCAGTGACCACTTCTGCTTGGTCTTCATAAGCACCCTCTGGAATTGGATTTGTTACGCGCTCACCATCTGGCAGCAGGAGATCAATTTTCAAATCCCACTCGCCGATGTTGATGCACTTGCCGTTTGAGTCACGATAAATTTTGGTCATTTTGCCACCCATCCTGTGTTACCAGTTCCAGACTCTTTGACGTAAAAAGATGTGCCAGCACCTCCGTTTGTTCTCGAAAAAATCGAGCCGACTGGCGCTGCATAAACACCTTCTGGTGATGTTGCGTCTGATGTCCAAATCGGGCCATTTGTCTGAGTAAATGTGCCAGAAATTGTGTTTGGCGCTTGCACGGAAAGCGCCCTGACAAGTGGGCCAGTCCCTGCATTGACAGCCTGAACATCAATGACGCCAGAAACCTTTGTGATGTCGGTGTATGTGTTGGTGCAAGCGTTGAATTGAACTCCAGCACAAGCGACAGCGTAGTTTGCTGTGCTTGCTGTGGTTTTGATCAGGTTTGTGTATCGGGCAACATAGGGGCCGATTAGCTGCACACCCTTGGAATCATTCACGTCAATGAAGCTGCCAACAACACCCGCATTTCTGCCAGTAAAGTTACCGCCGACAACTTTCAGTGTCGTTGACAAATCCGATGTGGTTCCATCATATGCGACTCTAAACATCGCGTTTGTCGCCACGTTGGTGTATGGCACATCTTCAGCATATGACGCAACAACTTCAATCGTGCGGCATTCTTTGTCCAACTCCATACCGTAAAGATCAATCTGCTCAAACAGGCACCCAATGAATCGCATGTTGATACAGTTGCCTTTAAGCACGACACCGCGAGGCACCAAATTAAAAGTGCACTGCTCGTAGACATCCGTTGTTCCACCTGTTTCATAGTGGACGCTTTCAGTCGAAAGATTACCCGCACTGATGTTTACAAAACGGTTGTTGATTGGCGTTCCGTTGTGATAAATGCCGTATTGGAACAAGGAAATGTTCAAGTCCTCAAAATCGTTGTAGATCGAGTCTTGCAAATACAACGCAGCCTGTGCGTGTATCGCACCATCTCCAACAATTTCAAAACCACGAATTGAAACTTTAGACCGGAAAGTCTGAGGAGGCGATGGCAGGTTTTGAATCTCAAATAGGCTTTTGAGGCTTGTCGGAAGAAAGTTGATCTTTGTGCCGTATGCAGATGCAGCATATGCTGTGTTGCCCTGATAACGGTTAATGCCCTGAAGCTGCGACCCCTTGTACAGATTGATCGTGTCGGTGATTTTGTAGATACCTGCTGGAAAAAATACCAACTGATTGCCTACCGCTGCGTCAACGGCGTCTTGGATCGCCGCTGTGTCGTCAGCAACGCCATCTCCAACGGCTCCATAATCAAGCACGTTGATATACGCGCCAGTGATCATGCTGAAAGATGCTTTAGTGAGTGCCATTTTTAAGCCACCTTATACAAAGTAGGTCACCAAGCCTTGCAGCTCAGTTGCATTTGTGACTTGAGTTGGGTCAACGTTTACCGAACTGTTCAAAGACTTAAATCGCAACAGCATGTTAGACCCTGCACCATAGAACTGACCGAAGTCAGGCCCCTGTGTCAAAAAGTTGCCTTGGTACGTGGTAACGCAAACACCAGACACTGGCGTGAACGGCAATCCAGTCACCAACAGTATTGTTGCGGCAGTTCCCGTGGTAACTGCTGTGACCACGATGAAAAATTCAGCCGTAACCTGATTACCAACCTTGGTATATTTCCCAGACTGGACAGAATAAGTCAAAGATGTAAAAGCGCCAGCAAAAGCGCCAAAAGCAGGTGTCCAAGTACCTTCTTCATAGTCAGCCAATAACTCGCTTGTGCCTGTGCCCGGTGTGGCAGAAAAGTCAATGCCTTTGCCCGAGGTGCCGATGACTAGGTTGCCTGTACTTATTTTTAAGTTTCCATCGTTTGTAATTTCAACAGCGTCAGAAAAAGTACCCGCAACTTCTGCTGCGTTATTGGCCGTAACTTTTGCAATCCAACCAACGCCTCCGGTGGCCGTATTGCGTTTACTTTGCCACAACGCGCCGCCAGCCGTTCCCGTTCGACGAACTGACAAAGCTGATTGATAATCATTGCTTCCGTCCAACGTTGACACCAAAACAACTTGCGTATCAGAAGCGCCTGTCTTGGTAATTGTTTGCGAAGCAGTAAAGCTGTTGTCCTGCCCAACTTGGGCAATTGCACTAGCAGCAACTTTTTTAGTAGTGCCCGATTGCACTACGGGCAAAACATCCGTTGCGCCAAGCGGTGTGGTGGCCGCTGTAAGTTGAGAAATTTTAAGATCAGCCATGATTTACCTTCCAATTGCAATGTATTGCGCTGTAACGGCACCATAGCCTGCGTCATTGACGTAAGCTGTGGCGTCAATGTCAGTCAGTGTTTGTGTGGAATAGTCAATACCGACACTGACTTTACTTGGGTTAATTCCAAGAGCGGTGTTTGGACTAAGAACAATTGAATAACTAAATTCAAATGGCACACTGAACGTAACCGTCGTTGTCCGTGTTCCAATACCAGTACCTGCAAATGTAATAGAACCAATCTGCTGTTTTTCTTTTGGTGGAATAAGTTTAATGCTGGTCCATTTAGACGTAGGAAACGAAGTAGACGCACAGTTTTGTGTTCTGTAATCAAACTTATACAAACTGGCACCACCAGTGAAGTCAATTAACAAATCTGACGCGTTGTCGAAATTTGCAAACAATGTGCCATCGACAATGTTTCCCGCGCAACCAGTGTTAAACCGCACACCGGTTGTTACAGCAGTCGAAGGAGTTTTGTGAATCATGCCACCCAAAACAAATGTCGCGGCGGACGAGTTGTAAATATCAACTCCGTAATTTGCATTTTGTTCATAATCGCAGTTATCCAAAATAAGATAACCGCTATCTTGAAATACTCCACCAGTCAAATTTTGACTGATGTTGCAGCCAACAAGGGTCATTTTGCCCCCGTTGCAATATACACCCCATCCATCGTTGTCGTTTAACAAGCAACCATACCAGTTATTATTCGTAGGTGCGCCACTGCCTTTGTCATGCGTAACACCATGAACACCAGAGTACATTCCGGCACAACTGTACCAATTGTTCAAAAAACACGTTCCTACAATTGTCCATGCCGAGGATTTAGCGTTGAAAACTTGGACATTGTTGAAAACACAACCTTGTACAAAGAAAGTCTCACCTGTTTTGTCGCCAACAAGAGTGATTCCGCCGCCATCTGTAGCGCCGGGTACATTTTTGTTTCCGATAAATGTCAAACAGTCAAACTCAACCGATATGCCTTGATTTGTGTAACCAGACGCATCAATCTGCACCGCAGTGGCCGTTATGGGGGTATATTGAAAAATAGAACCTCTTGCTACAGCAGTTCCATAAACAGGCCCTCGGATGTTTGCTCCAAACATCCTCATGGAACTTGCAATCAATAAGCCGGTATGGTTATAGGTTCCTGGGGGAACATACAACGCGTCACCTGTTCCAGACACATAATCGATTGCAGCTTGAATGGCTGCGGTATCGTCCGTCACTCCGTCACCCACAGCACCGAAGTCTTTGACGCTAACAGTCTGCGCCAATTTATCCTCGACGTTGGTTGTCACTGAGTTAGCGAACGGTGGCGTGTAGGACACCACAGACGCATCAGTAGCGTTGCCGGTGGTCTGTGTGGCCGTAGTGAACTTGACGCTGGCGCCAACGTGCAAACCGGACACAAACGTCACCGTGTCGCTGTCAGTCTCAAGGTATGCGTACTGAGCACCAGGGCCGTATTGGTTCACGCCGTCCACAAACACGCTCAGGCTGTTGGTGCCCGGCTGATACTGAGTGGTGGCCAGGTTGAACACGGTTTGGCCTGCTGTGGCAGTTTGAATCTCTTGCTCGGTCGTGTAGTTGACGAAGTTGGAGTTGATGCCCACGATGTTGTCGTAGGTGGCAATCAACACGTTGGTGCTGGTTTGGAGCACAAACTTGTAGATCACCCCATCGGTCAGCCAAATCTCTCCACCGGGTACACGGCCACCAGCGTCCAACACAATCGGGTTGGTGTGGGCAGTGACACCCAAAGAACTGGTGTAAGTGGCTGCGGGTGTTGTGGTGCCTGCGGAATAGCTGTACAGCTTGCCACCAGACAACGGATTGCCGTTGTTGTCAAAGAACTGGGCTGCAACGCCGCCCACAGGGGAGAGAAGAACGGTCATTGGTTACTCCAACAAGATCAAGCCGCCGTCCTCTTGGACGAGGTTGTCGCCGGACTCGGTTAAAAGGTTGCTCTGGGCCTGCTCGTCGCCGCGACCGCCGAACAGCGAAACGATGCCACCCAGTCCAATGCCAACAGCGTTGCGAACAGCAAGAAAGCTCATTTTGTGTTCATCGGTTTGCAGTACACCACGCCAGCAGTGGAAATCTGGATGGCGCTCACACGCCATAGACCGCTGGTGCCGGTGGGCACTTTGAACGGAATGGGTGTGAATGCGGGGATCGGTGTGCTGGCGCTGGTCGCCACGGCACCTTCGCCCACCTCAACGTAGCAGGGCTGGTCGGACCAGACCATGACGCCTTCAGGACCAGCGGGCCAGCCAGATGTGTTGGCTGCGGTGCCTGTAAAAGAGGCAGTTTGAGCCGGGAAGTTGGCTTTGGTGAGGGGATTGAGAAGTTCCAAGATACTCTCCTTATGGCGGCAATTATGCCAAGAATTTCAATTTATAGAGCGTTGCCAAATAAAGCCCAACGATTTCATCAATGATGTTCTGGATTGCGGTGTCAGTTTTGCTCACCACCTCGTACCGCATGTCCTCAATGTCTTTGAGGGACTGCTCCAGAAACTCAATGATGTTTGTGGTCTTCTTGGCGCTCATCAGGCTGATGGGACCAATTAGACCATGACGACCTTGGTATGCCTCGGCAAACTTGTCGGCCAAGTCGATTACCTCGTCGTAGAACGTGTTCAGCGCCGAGTGCTTGGAAAAGCTGCGGGTGTTCAGGTGAACCGAGTGGGCCACGTCACGGGCCAGGAACAGTTCGCCTATAAAATCAGCGCATTTCATTCATCTCTCCTTGAGGTGGCATCATCTCTGGCTGCATTTCTGGCATCTGACGCTGCTCATTCATCATGACCATATTGTCGTTGCTTTCCATTGCAGCAGCGACAACGCCCATAGCGATGTCTTGGATTTGTTGCTCGCTCATGCCAGCCTGCACGGCGGAAATGCGCTTAGTCTCAGCATCAAATGCCTTGATTTGGTTGGCCTGTTCCTTGATTTCCAAGTCACGGACTTCCATGCTCTTGTTGACGTTTTGCAACATCTGGAACATGTTCTCCATCTCAGCGGCCATCGCCTGCATCTGCTGGTTGGCAGCGGCCAAGGCTGGATCATCTTCGTCGGCCAACACTTTGGGGTCAATGGTTTTCTTGAACCGCTTGGCGAGGTCCTGGGCACCGGGCCAGTCCATGTTCTTGACGAACAGATCGCCAGCCACTTGCCACAACTGTGGGTTGCCTTGCAGCAACTGGGCCATGCTCTCCAAGGCTTCTTGACGCTTGGTGGCGTAGCCAGGACCGGTGATCACGCGCACATCGTACTTGCCAACGCCGGGGTTGTAGATCTTCTCGATCAACACGCCTTCTTGGTCCACGATGCGCTTGACCGGCTCTTGCTGACCTGGGTTCATCCTGACGGTCGATGGCTCACCATCTTCGCCAATGATGCGGGCGATGCGCTCGGTGTCGTAAATCTTGGGGATCAGGTCCACAAGTTGACGGCCAATGTGACGGATCGCACGGGCCAAGTTGTCAACGTAGTGGTAGGTGCCAATGTCGCCCTCACGCTGACGCGCAAGGATGGCTTTGCCGCTACGCTCGTTGCTGGTCATGCCCAGCGATGCGTTGTACTGGCCGGTGGCCGACTTGATGTCCTCGGCAGCACCCGCCTTGGCTTGCAGCAGGCCGCTGGAGGCCATCGGAGGCTGTGCCCGCTGGGGTAGTGGCAACACAGCGCCTTGGCCGTCTGTAACGTCAGGATTGACCTCCAGATAGGGCCAGTTGTTCGTGTTGGCAGTCTTCCACTGCTGCTCGTAACCTTCAAACTGACCGCCGTACCCGATGAACGGGGCTTTGGGGGCCAGTGCCAGCATCTCAGCTTCTTGCGACACCCAGTAGTTGTACATGCGCTGGGCATCCTTGGCGTTGCGCACCAAGCCCGATACGTACATCTGGCCGTCAACCTCGAACTCGTTACCGACCACGCGCACCACGGGGATGTAGGAGCCAGCCCAATCGCGTTCTTCAAGGATGTCGTAGCCGTTGATCTTGCACCACTTGACCTTTTTGCGGTCAGCTTCGCGGGTGCGGATCGGTTTGCCGAACATCTCACGCAGCATCTTGTCCTCGGGCGTACCGCTGAACGCAGTCTGGTTGCCGGGGTACAGGTTGAGCGTGTGCTTTTCGTACTCGATGTAGAAATACTCGGCGATGCGGATGGTGTTTTCACCGATCCACTGTGCAATGGACTGATCGCCCACGCCAAGGCTCATGAGGGTGCTGATAGGCGCTGCATCGGGATACAGACGCTCGTACTCAGTTTTGGGAATGTCTTCCGTAATAAAGCACCAGCGGGCATCTGCGCCTGCGGGGTCTTGGATCAAGGGGTCCATGTAGACGCTGAAGCTGTTGCGGATGCGCCCGATCTTGATGTCTTGATCGAACGACTTGTCGTCGCAATACTCGGTCAACACCCGAATGTAGCCTTCGCCGTAGGACACTTGGTTCTCGCAGGCGGTGTCATAGGCCACATCAGCATCGGAGATGTACTCGATGTGGCGAATTACGCCGTTGAACACGTCTGCCATGTCCACATCGGCCTTGTCGTCAGCCGGGATCACCTTGATGCCAGGGCGGTTCATGCGCTGCTCATTCGTCACTTGGTGAACGTGCTGCGGCAGCTTGTTGATGGTCAGGCAGGGGCGGGCGTTGATTGTTTGACCCTGCAAAGAGCCACGGGTCTGGAGCACATCAGCGGGCCACTGCCACTGGTTGTCTGGAGAGCCAGCGTAGAACCGCAAATCGTCGAGTTCGTCTTCGCGTGTCTCGGAAAACGCAGTCATCGCTGTGTTCAAACGTGAACGGGCAACGGTCAGAATTTCCTCGGAACCGCCTTTTGACGAGTTTGGTCCGTTTTTTGCCACATTTGCTGCGGCTACGATTCCGGTAGTGTCTTTCATGCGTCAAATACTCCGAGGGTGTGTGATTCCCTCATGACCAGAAGGTTGTCACCCTCGTATTTTAGGTCTTGGCCGATGGAATCACCAAATAGCACTTTGTCGCCGACTTTTACGTCCTTGGCGTTTGGGCCAACGGAGATTACCACACCCGTGCCAGTTTGTTTCTGCCTCAAGAGGATAAACAACTCGTGTTTCTCCATGTCTGGGCGCACGATTAGGCAGTCTTGCAGGGCTTGGAGGCTCATTTTTTGGTCTTCATTGTTGGTTTTTTGGCAGCTTCACGCTTAACGGAATACGCAATTGCCAGCGCCTGCTTTACGGGTTTACCCGCAGCTACTTCGGCTTTGACGTTCTTGCGAAACGCCTCTGGAGACTTGGATTTGACGAGTGGCATCACTTCCCCTTGGCTGGCTTTTTGGCCGTTTTGGCCGACTCTTTGAAGTCTTTGGCCGAAGGTGCGCCAGCAGCGCCGGGTTTGCGCATCTTCTCGCCAGAGCCAGCAGCGATACGCTCGCGTTTGGCGTTGATGTTTGCATACAGTCCGGGTTTTGTAGCCATGATCAGCACTTCCATCGTTTGAGTGATGCCTTGGCCCGTTCTGCTGGGCCTTTGGCGTTTTTGACAACCCCTTCCATGCGGGCACAGAACGAATCTTTACGGCCCTGGTCGGCCTTTGTCTTGGGGCTGGGCGCTGGCGCTTTGAGGTTGCTGCCAGTGGCTGCGTTGTACTTCTCGCGGCCTTTCTCAGTCAGGCCCGCGCCCTTGGATGCAGGCAGCTTCTCGCCACGACCGACACTGAGAGACACGTTTTTCTTGGTAGCCATCACGAACCCATCCATGAAGTTGTGGCGACACCGTTTTGAGCGTTGCGCCGGGTATTTGTTCGCTCATTGTACTCCCGATGTGCCACAGGGTACGCAAAGGTTACGGCAATGGCGTCAGCCGCATCGGGCGATGCTTGTCCACGGGCTTTCATTTCCTTCTTGCCTTCCAAAAAGATGGTGCCAGCCGAGTTGGGCTTCTTCATCGGGCCGATCAGGTCGGACTTGAGCAGCCTGTCTTGTGGGATGCTGGCGGTCTTGAGCCAGTCGCGCATCGCACCCCAAATCTCAGCCCGCTTATTGCCCCACATGGTCGGGTTCTTGGCCTTCCAGCCGAAGTTGACCCCGCGCACTTTGTACTTCTGCTCGGTCAATCTGTCAAGGATGCCGTACCCGAGGCCACCCTCGTCGATCACGGTCAGTGCTGGCCGGTACTCCTCGATGGCGTCGATGACGTGGCCCACCACGCTCATGGTGTCCTCGCCCTTGAACCGCTTGATCGCCACGATGTCCCGCCCTTGGCGCACGGCGATCACGGTACTGTCCATGCCGCCCCGGGCCGGGTCCACGCCGATGATGATGGGTGCGGTCATGTCTTTGTACAGTGGCCGCTTGATGGCATCGTCCACGATGTGTGGTGTAATGAACTGGTCCTGGCCCGACTTGGGGAAGTCCCCGTAGACCTCGACCCGCGCCTCATCGCTGTCCTCACCGTACTCGTTGATGATCTGCTGGTAGATGGTCTTGTCGGTGCCCTCGACCGTGCGGGCGTCGATCTTCTCGCTCTCCCAGAACTCCCGCTTGCTGCCGTCCACAGCCTCGTAGAAGTACCCGGTGTTGCGTCGACCGTTGGAGAACGCGAACCAGTACCGGTCCAAGATGTTCTCGGTGAAGAAGCCCGCAGCCACGGACCAGATGCTGTCCGGGATACCGCTGGCCTCGTCGAAGATCACCATCATGCCGTCCATGTTGTGCACACCGGCATAGGCGTCTGGGTTCTCCTCGCTCCACAGCTTACCCTCGGCACCCCAGTACCGGGTGCCTTTGCGCAGGTCACGCTCGACCAGTTCGGTCAACCAGTTGGCCGGGTTCAGCGATGTAGCCGTGGGTTCCCACCAGTGGGCGTTCAGCGCCATCGTGACCCACTTGGTCAACTCACCCCATGTCACCTTGCGCAACTGGTTCTCGCTGTTAGCCGATACGATCACGCTTGACCCGATACGAGTGGACAGCATCCACAGGATCAACCACGACACGAGGGCTGACTTACCCACACCTCGACCAGAACTCACGGCCCTGCGCAGCGCGTCGATCAACTGGTCGTTGCTCAGTTTGCCCCGGTTCTCCTTGATGAAGTCCCGTATCCTGCGCAGTGCTCTACGCTGCCACGCACGAGGGGCTTTGAAGTGTTCGAGTGGGGTGTTCTTCTGCCCCCAAGGGAACACAAAGAGCACAAACGCCTCGGGGTCGTCCTTGATAGACGGACTCCAAAGCTGTGCCATGAGCGTCTGCTCATCTTCAGGCGAATAACGAGGTTTCTGCATCAGTTGTTCTCCAATCGACGGGCAAATTCAGCCATCAGTTCTTGCGAAATGCCTTGGATTGCATAGGCTTCTTGCTCACAGCCGGGGCTAGATTCACCGTAAAAATCGCACCATTCTTGCCATGCGTGAACGGCCTCATGCACCAGTAATCCGGCAATTTCAATTGAGTTTCGACCCTCCCAACCATTCAAGCACACCACAACAGCAATGCCGTCCGTGTTGTAAATGTGATGTGCTGTTGCATCGGCTTGAGGGGTTTTAATCCACGGACCAACCTGTTCTTGCTTCAAGTCCTTCATGGCAGCGCGGTACTCTTGCTCCGACAAACACAAACAGAGATACGGACCCGGGGCAGATATACGCCGATCCAGCCATTTAACCTTCATCAGTCGTTCTCCAGTCTTGGTGTCACGTCGATCACCTCACCCTCAATCACCCGCATCTGAGCCTGCGCCAGCGCCTCGGTGATAGAGATGGTGCCACCGAGTTCAACCTGCTTGATCTCGCCGTAGCGTTTCTTGTTGTGTGCGCTCATGAGCCACTTGCGCGTGTCGATGCGCAACTTGTCCCTGTTCACCGTATCGTTTGATGTGGGGTCCACCGCTTCAACGCCATCGGCAATCTCTAGAATTTCTCCCGCAAGAAACTCAGTGCGCATCTCCTGCGCTTCCTTGAACCGTTCATGGCGGGTGGGTTCACGCTTGACCCAGCGCAGGAAGTCCTCATACGAGATGGCCCTGTGGTCATCCTCAATCAGCGATTGCAGGGACCGGCCACGGTAGATGTCCTCCACGACCCTCTCGAAGATTTGCTCATATTCGACATGCAGCAACGCCCTTGCCTCCTTCGAGGTTCTGAGGGGTTCTGGGTCAGGCACGGACAGCCAGTTGGGCAGTTGATTCTCACTGGCGACAGCCGTGCCTACAAACGAGGTGTTCTCTTGTTTCATAGTGTCCTCAGTGTACTACGGTCTGTTCATGGTGTCTAGGGAACCCATTGGGTTTCTGATTTTTGAAAAAATTTTCAGAGTTTCTGTGATGCCTACGTAGCCGTGACCACCGGGCGCTCGGCCCTACCCCTCCCCCTGATTCAACCGCACCAGTTAACCCAATGGGTCTGCACCATGACGCACCTGCACCCAATGGGAACCGCTACCCAATGGGGAAAACAACCCAGTGGGTCAGGGGTTTAGGGGTCAACCCATCGGGTCATTGGGGCAAACCCATTGGGTCAGGGGTCATGACCCAACGGGTCAGGGAATAACCCGAATCCTTGACCCAGTGGGGCAAAACAAGACGATTGAGGGGCATTGGTGACAGGTTCACCTTTCGCGCAGGCAAGGCGAAAAATATCTACCTTTTTAAAAAGCACTAGAAATCCGAGAATCCCAAAACAGACCCCCTGAGATAAAAGGGCAAGTTGTCACCAGTGCAGCAGAGCACCACCCAATGGGTGTAAATCCGTACAGTGCGCTAAAACGCACCAGAAAGCCTTTGGGCAAGTTTTAACCCTTCAAGCACCTACCCCCTCGGAAGAAGTTATCCACACTGCTAGTTATAGTTACCCACTGGGTCAACTCTTATATAAGACTGCAACCTGTGGATAAGTTGACCCAGTGGGTTAGGGAAAGTACCTAGAAGATATTTTCTTTGAAGTGCTTGACAATCAAACCCAATGGGTTATACTTGATCCCATGGCATAGTCGCCATGTAACTGTAAAAGGTAATCACCATGAACCTCACACCTTCCCAGCAAGTCATTTACAACATGATTTTGAGCATGAACAGCAATGGCCCACTGACTGACGACAAACGCGCATTGCTGCTATCAGTCGATATGACTGAAATGGGTCTTACCCGTGACGACAAATTAGCAGCCATCCGTCATTACGAGCACATCATCGGATTGACAATTCAAGCCTTGTAAATTAAACCCAGCGGGGCGCAAGCCCCGCACCCTGTAACCCGTAACCAAGGATTCACCATGTACGTCAACCCAGTTGTCCAAGCCGCCCGTGAGCGCAAGGTCGAGCAAGTCATTGCAGCCACCGGCTGCACCCGTGATGTCGCCATCTCCTACCTGTTCGCAGAGGAGTGGTTCGTAGCCGATGCCATCATCTCCCTTGAGGGTGACATCAAGTACCCCTACCAACCTGCAACCAAGTAAGGGGCACACCATGACCCGCGAAACCCTCAAAGATGTAACCCTCGCCGTGTTTATCGGCTTGGCACTGTGCGCCCTTGTGCTGCACGGCCTCGATGCTCTGTTCTATTGAAAGAATCAAATGTATAAATATCAAGTTAACTACTCAAAGCGTTTTATTGATGGCCCATTGAAAGGTCGTCTGTACCACGATTACTTGCGTTTTGCTGATTTGAAGACGGCAAATGACTTTAGGAAAAAATGCACATCGGGTGCAGTTTTTGAGCCGTGTGCTGGAAATGCAGCGTATACAGCCGAAGATGTGGTTTTAATGATCATTGAACCTATGCCAATGTGATAACCCAGCCTAAAGCCCAAAACGGGCTTTGGGGTGAGCATCTCGCCCACCGTGTAACCCGTAACCCGTAACCCGTAAAAGGATCAACATGTCAACTCGAATCACTCGCGCATTTCTTGACGCAAAAGTCGCCACTATCAACAGCATGACCAAATCGCCTGCTGAACCATATCGCACCGTTGACGGTAAAGCCGTTGCCAACGTGGGCAACTATCACATTTCCGGCGCTTATGGCGGCTATTGCCTACACCGTATGACTGAGGGCGGGGGCGCGTCTGACGTGCTCGATTGTGGGCATACTTCCACCCGTGAACTGGCCGGGTTGATGTCTGCCTATATGGCCGGACTGTATGACGCCACAAAAGCCTGAAGGGGGGACATCATGAGCAATATACCCCTCGAATGGCAAGCACTCTGGGACGCTATGGACGCGAACCCTGACGCATGGATACCCACCACAGAAAATATGTACTGGGAGATGCTGGAAGTGCTGCCTCCTGAAAAGATGATCGGGCGCAACTTCCTTGTCGGTGAACCCTTGCGAAGCAATGGACAAGGCGAAGCGGTCTATTCGTGCTTCACCCAGTTTGGCGACACCTACAAAGCCAAGAACCTAACAGTTGCCGAGTTCATGCGTGAGCATGGACACATCCCAGCCCGTGAACTTCGTTAAACCAAAGGATTGAACCATGATTGACCTGTCCAAACTTGACCCCTCCGAAGCCGAACGCATCGCCCACGCTGAGGGCTTCACAGGGGTAGCCGCCCTCTATGCCCGCCTGTCTGACGCTGAGCACTTAGCCAGTGTCCAAGCGGACCAACTCGAAGACCTGCGCGACACGCTTTACCAGTGCCTGCCGTTCTTTGAAGACTGGAAAGATGAAGATGGGGTTTATAAGCCCCGAACAATGCAGTTCATGATCCGCATGATTCGCAAATCGTTGGGGGAGAAACCCGATTGATCACAGCACTCCTGATCGCCGTGGGGGTGGCCGTGGCTATCCCCCTACTTGAGCGATTCTTTGACCTGTAACCCTCAACCCTCAACCCTTCAACCCATCCAGCCCCTGACACCTTGTCAGGGGCTTTTTTTGACCTTACCCCTAGGACCCCCCCCGCCCTGA